AGGATATTCAAAGTTTACATTCTAGAAATCAAGAAGAAGAACAACCACAACCAGAACAACCAGAAGTTATGACTGAAGAAGAACAAAAAAAAATGATGAATGATTTAAATGGAATTACTGATGATCTTGAAAATTTAGAAAAAAATATTCGTGAAACAATTGGTGATGAATCAATTAATGAAATGCAAGAACAATTACAGGGTATTTTTGGAAATATGTTTAATCCAGAAAATACTGATGAAAATACTGAAAATCCATTATCTGGATTATTTGAAAATATGCAAAATGGTGGAAATCCATTTGAAAACATGTTTAATACTGGAAAACTTCAACAAATGTCTGAAGATATTAAATCAAAAGTTGATAGTGGAGAAATTGATGAAGAAAAATTAAAACAAACTAGTGAAGATATGATGAAAATGGTTGGAAAATTATCACAAAATTTAGGCCCATTATTAGGTAATATGATGTCTGGTCTTTCTCAGGCAGAAAATGGAGATAATGAAGATGCTGGTTTAGGTGATATTGGTTCTTTATTAGGTGGATTAATGGGAGGAATGGGAGGAATGGGAGGAATGGGAGGAAATTCCGATCAAAAAACTGATCCATTATCGAGAGCAATGAGTGCTGGTATGCAAGCAATGGCTGATAAAAATGGTGGTGATTCTAATCCCTTGGCTGGACTTATGAGTGCTTTTACAGGTGGTTCTTTAACAAATGATGAAAAAAGTGAATTAAGAGCAGAGGAAAGACAAAGTAGAAATAGAAGAGAATTAAGAAAAAAATATAGAGAAGCAAGAAGAAAACGTCAAAAACAAATAAAAAAACAAAAAAAACAAATGAGTAAAAAAACACCTACTGCTAAAAAATAATATATTTCGTTATAAATATATTATATAAAGGATGTCTGTAAATGTAAACATTAAAGAATGCGAAGTTCCAACTGTATATTTTGGAAAAACAAATCCTCAAAATGTTAAATGTAAAGATTCTTTACAAGAACAAATTAAACATGATAGAGATGTATCTACATTACTAATTGTATTAATTACAATAATTTTACCAATTATTCTAATATTTTTTAGTGTAATAAATTCAACTGATTTATCATTTGTCCATTATTTACTTCTTTTTATTATCATGGCATTATCTATTATTACAATTGCTACAACACAAGGTAAAGCAATTGATGCTGATTGGATTCTTTGGCCAGAAGGTGTTGATTGTAATAGTTGTAAATATAATGCTAAATTACCATTAATTGGTATCTTTGTTGGTATAACTGTAGCATTTTTAGCATATATAATTGATTGGATTATCTCAATCGCAAAATAATTCTAATAATGATTAATTTTTTCTACTTTAGAATTATTCTCTAGATTTAGGAGCAATAAAATAACGAATTATTCCTGATAAATGATCTATTTTATATTCTAAACTAACAGGAGCATTTTCTTTTAATTGTATAGAAACAGTAGAACTAAATGATGCAGATTTAGCATAAGTTTGTAAATATTTTAATGAAAATTTTGAATTAAAATTATTTGTTAATTTTAATTTTGTATGATTATTTTTCTGTAATCTAATTAAACCATCACTATGAATTCCTGCTGATTTAAAATCAACAATATTATCTTCTGTATTAATACAAACTTCAACATAATCTCCTATATACGCTAGATTTTTTAATATTAATTGAAATTCGGAAGATAGAGTTTTAATACGACATTCAAAATTACTTTTAGGAATACTAATATCTTGAGATTCATCATTTAATAAATTTAAATTAAAATTTTTATAAGAACCTGTATCTGGATTTTCAAATGTCCAAGCAACTTTACTCTCTTCTTCATTATATGATATAGTTAATTGTTCACCAACATTCATACATTTTAATATATTACATAAACTTTCCATACTAATCGCTAATTCTAAGTCTTCTTTACTATTTTTATTATATATAAAACGAGAAAAAGCGTCTTTTTTTAAAAGCATTTGAATAAAACTAATATGGCCGGAATCTAATGATTGTAATGAAATACCATCTTCATTTATAATAAATATTCCGACTTCTAATACATCTTTTAATAAATCCATTATTTTTTTAAAAATAGTTCCATCATCCATTGATATAATTGTTATTCCGCTATAAGTATTATCATTTGTATCTTCTTCATCGGATGAAAAATCAGGTTCTGGTTGTTTTTTCTTTGTTGTCTTCTTTATAGTCTTTTTTCTTGGCATATTTTACTAGATCTTATATACTTACTTTAATATTTATATATTCAATTTTAAGCATAATGATTAATAGTTCGTGTAATAAATTTATAGTTTATTTGATACTATAACTAAAAAATATATTTGTAATAATTATATAAATTATGTTTAATTGTGGTTGCGTTTCTTCCCTTATACCTGTTATATTTATTATTCTTGGTATCTATATTCTTTATACCAGATATATGAACAAAAATAAAGTCGAATATTTTGAGCATCAATTAAGTACACAAAATTTCCAAGCCCAAGGTTGTTCTAATTTAAAACCAATTAATCATCAAGATTGTAAGTGCTTAAGAAATAGTGATGGAACTATAAACGGTAATAATCAATGTACTCGTCAAATTAATTGTGTTGAGGCAGTCGGACAATTATCTGGTCCATCAACTGAATATGCTCTTGTTAATCCACCAATTACATTTAATAACTGGATTAAAGATAGAACATCTGGAAAATATATGGATTCAAAAAATATTCACACCCATATTCCAAAACCATGTTTACACAAAAATAATAAAATTAATAGAACAAAAATTCCAGAAACAAAATTATCTAATGAAAATGAATATGAAACTATACAAGAATTAGAAAATATTAAAGAAAATGTTGTTCAATCTAATTTTTATTTATGTCCACCAAATCATAATTAAATAGTTTCAATAGTTGGTTCAATTACTACTGGTGTTTCATCAACTTCTGGTGTTTCAATTTCTTTTTTAGAATTAGTTTTTTTTAATTCTGGAAAATTAAATCCACCACTAATACCTGTTCCTAAAATTATTGATACACAAGTAATCATTAATGAATAAAACAGGCCAGAAACAAAGATTCCTGGTTTAAATATACATTTTTCTTCATCACTCTTTGCATTCACTAAATGACAATTAGTCGGACAGAGTCCAAAGGTAGAGCATAAATTAATTGTAAGTAAACACACTGCTAAAGCAAGTAAGGCAATACAGAAATAGGAGAGTTCTTTTTTTTTATAAACAATTACTATATATCCTAAAAATGTACAACATGCTAACATTATCATTATAATTTTAGCAAAATATTTCATTAAATCATTATGACTTTTACTATAATCACTTGTTGATGCCATTATTATATATCACTCTTATACATAATAATAACATTTTTTTAGATATAACTTAAAATATATTTAGAATTCCTTTTTTAATAGAATTAAACGTATTTACAACAAGTTGTTTAAACATTATGAAAATACATAGAATAATGCCACTTAAAATCGCACTAATATATAATTTCATTTTTAATGTACATTGATGACCTAATTTATTAAATGAAAAATTAGGAGAATTTACACCAAATAAATATTTATTTGCTAAAGTACAAAAGGTAACAAATACTAAAATAGACGCTCCACTTAATAACATTATAGTATGTTGATCAATTTTACGCCAATAAAGTGATAAAATGAAAGCAATAATAAATAATACAGAAAATATTCCTGCAAATGTGACAGCCTTTTTATCTGGCTTAACTTCTTTATTTGCTGGAACAGAAACAACTTCATATTCTTCTGATAGATTTGGGCCAGATTTTTTTTTTGACTCATTATCTTTAGATTCATTATCTTTAGATTCATCATCTTTAGATGAGGTTTTAACTATAATTCCTTTATTATCTCTTAATGGTTTACCATTAGAATCTAAATTACATAATGATTTACATTCAGTATTTCCAGAATTTTGCTTCTCTTGTTTTTCCTGTTTTAACTGTTCATATGTTTTAGTATCTTTTTTTTGTTGAGTTTCAATATCTTCAATAATATCTTCACTCCATTCAACTACTGCTTTTCTATCTGTTATATCTAATTCAGAAAATTGTTCCTTAATAGGTACATTTTGAAAAGTCTCAAATTGTCTATACATAATACCTAGTCTTATAAGTATTAAATAGATATTATTTATTGTTTTATTTTAGGAGAACCAAACAAAACATTTTTTACAAATAAACCAAATGATGGATCTTGATATGGATCTTTATGTAAATATTTTCTCCACATATGATTATCAATACGCACTTTTACACTATCATCCATTAAATTTTGCTCTAAATTTTCACGAGTTTCAGTTGTATTTTTTAACATATCAAGAGTTTTTTGTTCTGTTTTAATTGTTTCATCCATTTTTTTAGTATAGACCTTTCGATTATCATTCAACATATCTAATATTTGTTTATTAATTTTCATACTTTCTTCTAACATTTTTTCTAACTTATCTTGTTTGGCAATAATTTTATCAATCTTATTAGACATAAGTTGATCCATCATATCCCAATCATTTATACTTTTACTCATTTGGATATATATTATATATGTTTAGATAATTAATATTGTAAAAAAGACTTAAATTTAACTTGTACTTTTTGTATGTTGTTTATATCGAATTGCATTTAAATATTTTACATCTAAATTTAAATCAAACTCTTTTTCTAAGGTAGCTGTTTTATTCCATATCTTAATTACTCCTACATTTGTTCGTGGACTTAATGAAATTCCATTAATATCTATTTTATGTTTATTAGTAATCATTTCGCCAATCATTTGAGCTGATACAGATGTCCAATGTTCTTTAATATCATCTTTTTCGATAATATAGGACCAACACCCACCATCACGATTTTTTGCATCTTCCCATAAAGGAAAAACGCCTTCTCTCATAAGAAAAAACATATTTGTATTATAATCATCAATCGCATTAAAAAATTTCCAAAATTCCTGAATTGTATTAAAACTATAAATTGGTTTATAACTTTCTTTTAGCCAATTTTTATCTGTAATTTTATGAATCCAAATAACCCAAGTATCATTTAATTTAATATCAGAGTTATTAGTATTGTTA